CCTACCGAGATTGATACCACTAAGTACTCTTCGGGCACTGAGGGTACTGGAGATTACTGGAAGGTTTCTAACGCTGGTTATCTTGTTGATACAAATGGTGGTACTGGTTTCTATGTTAATGCCAATGACGGCATTGTATTCAATGGCACAGATTGGGATGTTATTGATAACACCAACAGCACTGTAGCTTCCTCTGGTGCATCCATTACCGTTAGTGGTAGTGCTGATGAAGGCTTTAATGTAGAAGTCGCCTCCGTTGACGGCGGTACATTCTGATTTTGGCTCAGATTCTTCCAAAAAGGTCTAGTGTTCGGGGGTTAGTCCCCGACACTACCGACCTTGATGCTGGTGAAATCGCAATCAACTCTGCGGATGCGAAGTTGTATGTTCGTGGTGCGTCCAATAATATTGTTACACTAGCCACGGGTAACGCAGACTCATACACCACCAACACCTATACAAATGGTGTGCTTACCGGGCAATCCAAGTACACGGAAAATGGAGGGGATTTACTTGAGACCAAGACATTCACCTATACAAACGGCAACCTCACACAGGTCGTAGTGAAGTATGGTGATGATACAACCATCCTCACACAGACTATAGCATATGATGGAGATGGTAATGTCTCATCAATTACAAAGGATTACGCATAATGAGTTTTTCAGAGTCAGGTGGCATAATTACACAAAGTGGTATAGACAATGACCTCAGTGGTTTAAATGGTATTACAGGGGTGACTAGGTATGTTGAGGAAGACATGATTATATATGATGTCGCTAGTACTCAAAGGTTTATAATTGAAGGTGCGTTACATCACGATCCGGAAACAGAAGTTTTAATAATTAGGCATGATTGGGCTAGTGGTAACACTCCTGCAATGCTTATAAATTATAGCACTAATGCGTGGAAAAATGTAACTGCTATAACTAGAGACTCAGATAATAGATTCGTGCTTACTGTAGCCTCACATGGTTATGTAGTAGGGGAGGCAGTAGAGTTTCAAGTAGTTGATAGTGGCACACCATCTCCATCTGCTCATTTACATCAAGTCGTGTACCCAATACTTGCGGTCACTACTGATACATTAACACTAGGCATGACTGAATATTCAGACTACCTACCGACATTAGATGGCGCTACAAAGAGAGTCACACGCAGGGCTGTATATAATTATGGTAAGGAAAAGACAGCTTTTGGAAATACTAGACTATCTGTAGGAACAGGTTTATTAATTGTAGGCAACAAGGAAAACAACTTTCAAGAACGAGGTTCGGGCTTAAAAGTTGAAAATGACGGATTATTTCGTGGCAGAGGTGGTACGATTTATTCAAGTAGACCAACCGCACTCGGTGGATATTCGGACATTGATGGTACTGAATTAGTTTCTCCTACATTACTAGATTGCCGTGGGATGTCGGGAGGATCGGTTAAAAACTTTAAGTTGGCCAATAACCAATTTGCAGGGGTACAGGCCAGTAAACTTCTCAGTAGAGGATTCACTCTTAGCGAAGGCGTGTTAATGGAGACCTTATCTCAAAGTTACTACGAAGTGGTTTTACGAGATTTAGATACATCAAATAATACGGCATACTCTGACATAGGTCATTCGTCTAACGATACTTACCCACATCGGGATTGGATTATAATCAATTCAAAAGCTGGTTCAAGTGTTCGTGGGATGTACCGATCATCCACAGGCCCTAGAGGTGATACACAAAAAGGTGTTACTGTTGTTAAGAAGGAAGTGTCTTTTAATTTAAAAGATACTAATGGTAGTGCGATACAGGGTGTCGAGATGTATATGTCAGATGCCCCAGACCCTAACTACTCCAAGAATGCAACCTTCCCTGCTCCAACAGATGCTACCAATCAATACACTAGCGAACTAGGAACAAACACACTTGGGGTATTAAATGCTGATGGAACTGCAACATATGACTACACCAATGCAATAGAGTACACAGGAACTAGCGATGCAAGTGGCTTGATTGATACTCAACAGGTCACTATTGGGGTTCAGATTTTAGAGTATTTATCTGTTGATCCTAGTGCGTCAAGCCAAGGAGGTAATGGTGGCCCTTACGACATAATCCTTAATGGTAATAACTGGGTTGATTCTAGTGGCGAAAGACCAACCACGGCAGCATGGGATACCACAGAATTTGGTGGCTTTTATAAAGTAGATCGTAGAGGAAACGGAAACACTGATGCCGATGAATTTACATTTAAATTTTGTTCATACGGACACACATTGTCTTCCACAACTCAATCCCTCAAAGGCTCAGGCGAACTTGCTGTTAATTGGGTTTTGTTTGATGACCAACTTATTACTGAGACGAAAGCAACAGCAGATGGTAATAGTGAAATAGACACACCGCAGAAATTCTACAATAGAGCAAAATCATACTTAGTGGATAATTACGCTGGGGAAACATCAACTATTGTTTCTCGTGAAGGTAACTCCATTGATGCGGGCTCTTACGATGTAGTGATTGATGGAAATGTAACGGACGCTGCTTCTGCATTCGCGATTAGTGGTAACATATTAACCATCAAAGCAACCAGGTTCGTAGGTAACATAGCGACCACCGGAACAACCACACTCAGTAATGATGCGGAAGTCATTGGTGCATTTGGATCCACCACGGTTCTTCCCTGGGAAGTAAAAAATGTGGAAGGTACATCTAGGATACAATTATACAATGTAACCAAGGATGCAGAGGTGGTTAATACAAAACTTACCTCAACTGATCCATTTATTGATGCTTCTGGAACATACACAAGTTCGCAGATCGCAGTAGGGGATACAGTAAGGCTTCGTGTTACATGTGTTGTGGGTGCTGAGGCTTTATTGCCAGTACTGCAAACAGGGGTGGCTACAACAACAGGACTGAGCTTCCAGGTAGATCAAGAAGCAGATACTATATATAATACGAATGCAATAGATGGCAGTCAGATTAGTACATTCACTGCTGACTATACCAATACACCCATGGGGATAGATTTAAGCGAGACGGATGGCAATGCTACAGTACAAGAGATTTATGCTTTCCTGATATATTCGCAGACCACAGCAGATGGGGTAGATAAGTGGTTTGGTGTGGTGCAAGCCATTGACGGAAGTAATTACCAAATAGACCAAAATATCGCAGACATAAAAATCCAAAATGTTGGGAATGTAGCGGTAAATATATCTGGTGGCAGACTATTTAGGAAGGATGGAGCAAGTGTCCTGCATGGTGCAGATGGGGACAAGCCACTATCTTTAGATACCGGCTCTTTGGTTACTAATATCCAACCTCAAATCGAGAGTGCAATTAATAGTAACTCAAGGATAACCGCTATAGACAATAATTCAAAACTTATCCCAGGACTTCTGTAATGGCTAATATATTCCATGAGCTAGGCAAGGTTGTAAACGAGAAGATAAGCGGTCTTCTCGATACATTAAGGTCTTCCGCTAATAACTGGACAGGGGTAAACACATTCCTAAAGGACCTTAATCTAGGCTCTGATGCCTCAGTCGATAAGATAAACTTAAATGTAGGTACAACTGACACCCCTCAGGATATTAATGTGTTCGGTGCGATCAAGGTAGATGGATCTCAGAACTTGGGTAACTTGGATGATTTTGTCGTAGCATTGGGGGAGGTCGCCAACAATGGTATGGCATCACAGATAGCCAATCTTGAGGCTAGGCTACATAAGTTAAGAACTTTCTACCCAGATGCCAGACCTGCTCGTGGAAGCGAGATAGGTGAGATGATATTCGACCTAGAGAAGAGTGTGATTTTGGTATGGAATGGAATAGAATGGCTTGAGTTAGCTGGCAAGGTACCTGTTGTGCTTAAATTATTTTCCGATGGACAAGGCACGGTATCTGGCGCTGGAACATACAACAAGGGCGAGGATGTATACATAACTGCAATCCCAAGGCCAAATTATGCCTTCAAGGAGTGGACTGGTGATGGTGTGCTTGCTGGAATGGTAGCCTCCCCGACATCTGAAAGCACTTTCGTTAATATGGCTCAATCTTGGGTCATTACAGCCAAGTTTGGCTTAGAGGAGCACTTATTGCTCGTAACTGTAACTGGGGGTGGCTCCGTAGAGGGAAACAACACCTACTGGGAGCATGGATCAAAAGCCACAATTAAGGCTATAGTTGGACCAAACAGTAACTTTATACAATGGAACGGAGGAGTAGATGACCCATTCTCCCTTGAGACTACCATTACCATGACAGGCCCAAAAGAGGTCGAGGCGGTATTTAGTCTTAAGAGTTACCTGCTTACACTACTAGCAGATGGGGGCACCGCAACAACCACAAGTGGAGTTTTTACATTTGAGCATGGTCAGCAGGCAGAGGTTGAAGCCACTGCGGACTCTATTCATGATTTTAGCAAGTGGAGTGGTGATGGAATACTTAGTGATCCATATCAAAGAATTGCTACTATAGAGATGACCGAGCCACGGATCATCACTGCGGAGTTCTCCCTCAAGCAATATCAACTCACGGTACAGGCTGGGGCAGGGGGAACTGCTAATGGCACAGGGGTATTTGAGCATTTTTCGAACGCACCCATAACAGCTACCCCCGATGATGCGAACGGATATGAGTTTGACTCATGGACGGGTGATGTGAGCGCCCCAAGCAGTGAAGGAACCACCGTTTATATATCGGGAGAGACCATCGTGGTCGCCAACTTTAAACTTAAGCAATATTTGGTATCAACCGAGGCCTTTGACCAATCCAATTCAACTGCGGGTGGCGGTACTGTTTCTGGAGGTGGTCAAACTATTGAGCATGGAAGTAATGTAGATTTACTGGCTACTCCTGACTCGATTTATGATTTTGTAAACTGGACGGGCGTAAACTTAGCCGACCCAACCAACCCCTCTCAGAGTGTTCCTGTAACAAGTGAGGTAACTATAGTTGCCAACTTTAGGTATAAGCAGTACATACTGACGGTGCTTGCAGGCACGGGTGGTAATGCAACTGGATCAGGCACATACTCACACTTCGATGAAGTTGATATTGTGGCTACAGCAGATGACACCGCAGGGTACGAGTTTGATTCTTGGTCAACAGACAGTGGAGTTCTTGCAAGCACAAGCACCGAAGCTACCAAGATAACAATTAGTGGGACGCATACTGTTACGGCTAACTTCAAGTTAAAGGACTACGCACTGAGCCTTGAGTCCTTCGACCTATCTAACTCGATTGCGGGTGGAGGCACAACTAGTGGTGGCGGGGTAAAGCAGCATGGTGAGGTGGTAACAATAACTGCCACACCTGACCCTGAATACGATTTTGCTAGTTGGGAAGACACGACAGGAAATCCAGTAGGTACTGACCCAACCAATTCGACCAATACATATACTATGTCTGGTCCATTCACGATTGTGGCTAACTTTAAATATAAGCAGTATGCGTTAACAGTATCTGCTGGAGTGGAAGGTACTACTAGTGGCACAGGCATATTCTCGCATTTTGATGAGGCGAGCATAACAGCTACCCCTGGACCTACTCCAGACGGAGAGGATGGTTATGAATTTGATAGCTGGAGTATAGTATCTGGATCGAGTACGATTGACGACCAATCCTCGGATGCTGCAAAAGTAACTGTACTTGGGGTGTCTGAGGTAATTGCGAATTTCAAACTCAAAGATTATGTAGTCGTTACAGGGGCAAAATTTAAGGGCAAAATATCCATAGGAGGGTACTATCCATTATATGCCACTGCTAATGAAGCAAATGCCGACCCAGATGGGGATGGCACAAATCACGCCCACGAAATAAATGGTGTTACCTACTTCATGCCAAACGGGCTGACGACATTCTACCATGGCACACATACTATCCCATGGGGAGATCTTAGCCTCTATGACGAGGAGAATCCGGGGGACCCAACCACAGGAACAGGCCCTTGGGGAACAACCCCTGTTACAAAACAGCATGGCACAGATGGATGGTATATAGCCACCCCCGCCCAATACCATGTATTTGATGTAATTGAGGCTGACTCAAGGTGGACACTCCCTTGGCTAGATGAGTATTCCGAAGTAGGCCCAGTACAGATCAGGGAGAGCTTAAACTTTGTAGCTAACTTCAGCTTACTTCAGTATAGCCTCAATATAATGCATTACCCCACCTCCGAGTGGTTGCCTAACTCACTCTCTGGAGCTAGTGCTTACTGGGGTGATATTGAGATAAATGGAGATAATGCAAATGGAGGTAGTGGCTCAGGCTCTCAGGAGGAGTTTCCTGGATTGATTGCTGATGGTGTATGGACTACCGCAAATGTTTCTCAACTTTATTGGAGTGGATATTTTGATGCATTTTCTCAGCAGACGATAAAGGCAATACCCAAGACAGCGGATGGCTACGGATTCATTGAGTGGGTAGAGCCAGCTGGTCAAAGTTTAGTAGCCGACAGAGAGGCTGCGGAGACAACGGTTACCATAACCCCTGAGGGAACAAATACAGGTAATCAAGTAGAACTTGCTGCAAGATTTGGAAAGTTACCCATCTCCACATTTCTTACCTCTGGTGACTTATACTTTGGTGAGACTATAAACTTCACCGATGTTAGCACCGCGCCAAGTGGAGATGGAACTGTTGTTAGTGCTACCTACACAAACGACCAAGGTATTTCGTTTGGAAATAGAGACACGGCATTAAGACAATTTAATCAACATTACACCACCGCATCACAAATAAAGGTAACCACTCCGTTTGATTACATGGATTACTCCAAGGCTTGGTCGATAATGGTAAAAGCAAAGAATATTACCGGTCCGGGCGCTATTTACAGTCACAGGGGACTAAACTATATTTTTACACCATCCCAAACCAACAATCAGGCATTTTACTGCTACAGGGACGGTGCAAGTATATACCAAGACCAAAACTTTGACGGACCATGGGATGATTGGATTATTCAATGCTCTGGCTCGCAGTTGACATTCTGGGGTAAAAAGAGTGATGGAACCGTGAGGAAAATTGGTCCCGGCGGGAGTACCGCATCCATAGCCTCACCAAACAGTAGTGATCCGCTTATTTTGCTTAATGGAGAAATTGGAGCAGGAACTCCACAAAGGTGCTACCAGGGTGTGGTTAGGGACATTGGGTTCATGCAGTCCACACTTACTCAAGAGCAGGTAGATGAATTTTTTGAGCAAGAATTACCTGATCTTTCTTATTACAACAGCTTGCACGACCATATCGCTTGTGGGTCAAAACCATACCCTAGCTTGAATGGAGAGAAAGGAAATATAGTCGCGGTGCTTGAGCGAGGTACCGAAACCCAATTCAAATCACTTGCCTCACTCACTCTACCAGCAGGCTCCCCTAGAGACACAACAAGATCCATAGATGTAACACTAACTGTTACAGACGACCAAGGGCTCACAGATACGGAGACACAGACAATCACTTGCGGGCCTGCCCCGCTGGTACAACCTGAGCTGGATAGTTATGAGAAATTCGTACAAACAGCTGATGGACTTTATATATTAGGATCGCCTGGTGTATTATCTGTGGAAACTGAAATCACAGATGGCGGTGTAACACTGACTGAGAAATATTTATAATGGCCAAAGTAACAATAAAATTTAGTGATGATAATGGAGACCCAGCAGGAGGATCCAGCCCTAGTGATAATGATGGGTATCGTATCTATAGAGCTGCGAACATAGACCCTGGAACCGACCCAACTAATCTTTTGCATGAAGAAACTAACCCTCCGCAGGGTGCAGGGGAAATTACTTATGTGGACACAACCCTCCCTGTTAATTTACCCCATTACTACAGGCTAGAAAATGTAAGAGGCACAGAGACTGCTGTTTCGCCACTCGTCGGCCCAATTGTAATATCCGACCTAGACAAACTTGGATACCCAGAAAACACACCCAGTCACACCGATGGGGTAGCAAACTTCATAACTGTAGAGCCTTTGGTTCACATAGATGCTTATGCAGAGATGAAGAGATATGGCATTAATTACCGCTACGCAACTGGAGAGGGGCCTAAAAACTTGAGCAAGAGATATAGCGGCATGGATCAAGTGAGTAATAATTGGGGCATTCATTTTGGAAGAGATGGATCAACCCCAGAGATCAGGTGTCACGATGACCTTACAATAGGTCAATGCTCCTCGATGTATACAAAGGATTATAACTTGTTCTGTTCTCAACTGAAAGAAACAAGAGGGATAGACCCCGAAGTTCAATCTAGGCTTGTTCTGGATGATGGTGCTTGCGTGTTTTATATTTTTCCAAGTTATACGAGCCACCCAGAAGCCACTTCAGGCAAGGTATTATCCTCCGCTAGTCAGCATTTAGCGAATTATATTTTCCTTGCACGATTAGGTAATAGGGTGTCCCCAAACTGGTCTGGTGATTTAATAAAAAATCACAGGTCCTTAAATTTCAGTGGAGACATCTATACGGACCCAGAACCTTGGCAGAATACACCAAATCCAAATGATCCCGGGTGGTACCCAAGGTATGCTGGCGGTCGCACCAATATCAGCCTAAATTTTGGTACTTATTTTTATGGAGGCACCAGCAACGGCATGATTTCACGGTTTCATTTGGGCCAGGGTGGGTTTTACTCTCTGGCAGGGGATGGCTATGAGGTAAAATGGTCATCTTACCCGGATACCCATAGCTACACCAATCCAAAAATAAATGTTATTTGTAGAAGGGTTTACCCAAATGGAGCTTATGATTTTTTTGTAAATGGCGTGAAGGCGGCAACTAGCGTAGGTAACCATAAAAGCCTTATACAGATTTACAGAACCCCTTCTGGTCATGATTCACTTTCAAACACTTGGTGGTCCCAGAATGGATTACTTCAGGATCTAACCGGAAACGGCAATGCAGATGATATGCACATGATTATCCCCCCCGCCCTAGGGTTAAATGGCACAGAGACTAGTACCTCTACTACTGATGGCGGCATTTATCAAGCTAGTTCATTGTCTGTGGTTTCAGACCCCGATCATACCTTCAACGAAGCTATACTTATACCAAGTGATCTAACTGCTAACAGCAATGCAGACTTCAATAGAATGATTGCATACATAAATTCTAAGTATGGGGCATCGTCGCAATTCGCAACACAAGGAAATTATTCATGAGCTTCATAACAGAGATAAAGTTAATTTTAAATAGCCCCAATACAGTTGCATCATCCGCTAATAATGTAACGGGTTACAAGATATACAGAGATATACAGACTGATCCATGTCCGGGTGGTGTTATTGATTCAACAAAGCAGGTGGACTCTGGGAGTGTTGCCTTAGGTCAAATAATTTACAGCGATACGAACACAGCTGTTTCCGTAGCATATTTCTACAGGGTATCCTGGCTGCGCAATAGTGAGGAATTATTGAGTGAGGTTATAGGCCCATTAATGATCGGAAGTTTGTACGAACTAGGCTACCCAAATAATGTACCAAGCGATACATCTGGGAACCCAAATTTTATGTCAATCGAGCCATTGGTTCACTTTGATGCTGGTTTTCAATATAATATAAGTGGTGCCGGGCCAGCAGGTAGTTTAATTAATTTATCCGATAGATACCCCAGTCTTAGCCAAACTACATCATATGATGTAGGCATAGGAATAGATGGGGTGACCCCAGTTATTCAGGTTCCGCGTACGGGCAACCCAGGCAGCACCGGCGCCCATTCGCCTATTAATCTCGATAATTTCAGGGGTGATATTATTAACGGCCAATGGCAAGGTGCCGGGGTTGGGGATAATGATGTGGGTGCAGTTGTGTTTGATGAGGGAATTACAATCGCCTTCGCATTTCAAGGCGCCACCTCACACCCTGCCATATACGACAGTGCAACAGATACATTTATTAGTGACAACTGGTGGCTTGGTAATGCAAGCGGGAATACGAGTTTTACATGTTTTAGTGCGACAAACCAGAAGCAATACTCGACAAATACATTATACTCAGGCCGCCCACTGCAGCCTAGGAAATTTAGCGACGGATCACTCTGGGCTGACCCCCGTCCGCCTTATGGTGTGGCCGACACACTTGATCCTGGATGGATGCCAAGATATTCTTACTGGAGCCCCAAAATGTCCTGGAATGCTTGGGGCCATTCCACATATGGATTTCCAACAACCTGGCAACCAAGTCATAGTCCTCGGGTCTGGAGATCTAATGTACCAACAAGGAATTACCGCCCTGGAGGTCTTAGTAGCCAATATAGTAGATTGAAAACTAAAGGAGTTAACATTATACTTGCTACTGTATACCCAGATGGTTCATGGATTAGTTTCATGAATGGAAATCTCGAGCAAAGGCATGGACCTGCGTTTGCTCTATTAGGTGATTTAAATGGCAGTCCGACAAGTTATGATATAGCCAGCACTGGATCATGGCATATTGATACTGATGGAACTGTAGATGCTGGCACTTATTATGATATTTCAGTCAGGGATTATAATACAGCCGGCAACTTCATGCTGCCATATTATCCAGTCCCATTTGTAACAATGCCATCTGCTGCAAATATCAGAACCTATGGTTCCCAAGTCGAGCCCTTCAGTGGCGGGAGCAGTCTAAGTCCATTTTATCAAGCTAGTTATCTTGAGTGGAGTGAGTACCTTGTCTTCCCTAAAGCTTTTGGGCCTCAAGATATTGCAAGAATTCATAATTACTTCACCTCAAAGTATGAAACTTTAGCAGATCATGAAGATTACAATACTTTATGAAAATATCTAAATGCCCGATATATGACGAGCTATACTCTTTGTATAAAAGCATTGACTGTACTGCTCCAAGTCAAGAATCAGGGGGAGATGTTGTATTGGGCGATGTTGATTTACTTGAGGTGCATAGTGATTTTCACCAGGGTATTTTGACTAAACTACTTTCATACCATGAAGACTATTTTATGGAAAAACTAAAACCTCATGCTTTCTGGGGGTTTAGAAAATACAAGAGGGGGTCGGAATTAAGGCCCCATACTGATATGCCAGACACGCACCACAGGGGATCCAGTATTACCATTGATTATTCGCACGATTGGGATCTTTATATAGAGGGTCAGCCAGTAAAATTAAATAAAGGCGACATGGTAACCTTCAATACAGTGGATCAAGAACACTGGAGAAAACCTTTTCATGGCGATTTTTATGTAAATTGTTATGTTCACTACCAAAAACTGTAATGGCAAGAGGTAAGAGGTATAAGCATTTGATTGACTGATAATGTAACACGAAATATATTGTTATTGTGCCAAACCAAGGTAAAATCCAGCAAGAAGACGGGCAATCATTCTCCACAAATGATACTAAGTTTAGGTATCGCACGCAGAATAACGGCTCCCCGCTTGAGCACGCACAGGTAGATTCCAACTTTGAGATCATCAGGTTAACCGCAAATGGTTTAGTTGATGATATAAAAAGCAACTATGACATGGTTCAACTTAACAAGGCATCTATTGCTAGTTTAGAGAATCGTGCATCTGAGCTTGAGAATAAAACTTCGGTTAATGCTAATGACATTGCAGTTAATGGGGTTAAGATAGCCGACAATCTTACTAAAATCGAAGTACTCAACCTACTCACCGCAGCACAGGGGGTGGATCTTGAAGCCCATGAGGAAGCTATATCGGTAAACGCAACCGCAATACTTAATCTCGATACAAAAACCACGGATAATCATACCGCACTGGAGGCCAGGGTCTCAAACAATGAGGTATCTATAGCTAACTTAGTTGTCTCTGATCAGGCCAACACACAGAACATTGCTCAACTGCAGAATGATCTAATAGAGTCCAATGAGTCTATAGCCAGAATTGACCTTTCCTTGAGCACATTCCTGGGGAGCAGTATCACTACCCTAGAGGAAATAGATGGGGTATTTCAGGTACTGGATGCTAGATTAGAGAAGTTCTTCACGACTACAGATAACTCGGATGGATTAACTATCCCTACAATAACCCACGCTCTTGATGATGCAGCCAAGGCGATTGTATCTAATGATGAAGACATTGAGCTTTTAACCTTAGCAGTTACACAACACCGAGATCTACTTATACCAGAGCGAGCTGATGGCACTAATTTTGACAGGTTAGTTAATATCGAGGGGCGTATTTCAGATATAGAGACATGGGCGGGGCAGATAAATGGCTTAATCACTAACCTAAATACTAATCAGACAAATCTCACTACTTTGGTAAATGCATCGAGCAAGGTATCCGCGCTAACTGGAACAATCTCTAACGGCAGTACAATTCCGCTTCCATCTGGGTATACTCAGGCTCAGTGCAAGTGGATCGTTGGGGTTGGGTCAATCTCATCAAGCCACGGGGATCATAATGCTGACCATAATGTTACATTTACGGCCAACAGTAACCGGGTAGTTAGCACATCTGGAATTGGAGTAGGTAGTGGCACTGCTAACTACTTAATAATAGGAGTAAAGTAATGAAGAGTGTTGTAGACAAGAATGGTAAATTTTTATTCACCTTCGAGGGGGGGGATGTAGATTTATCTGATTACGAGGATTGCTCTATTGTGGACGGAGATGCACCACTTTTAGAATTTCAGGCTCAAGTTAAATCCGAGGCGGACGCAAGGCTTGTAGAGATCGAGGCGGAAAGAGATGAGGAGCACAAGCATCTTCATAGTCTTGAGGATCGAATCGCCCACTTAGAATCACTGATAAATGGATAAATAC